AGCGTAAGCCAAGGTCGCTGCTGGTCGCTCCACCGTCCACATTTGCTAGCTTTAGGTGCTGCAATCTTCCGTTCACTGCGTTCTCGTATCCGTCAGCGAATGCGTTTCCGAAGTCTGCACCAGTCTGCTTTATATCCTTCCATCCTTCCTTGATGAACTTGGAAAGGTCAAATATCTCCTTGAATCCCTGCTGTGCCTTGGAAAGGTCGAACGTTACGATACCCTCCAATATATCGAGCGCACCCTTTAGGCTTCTGCCGACTTGTTTCATTGCATCGATGATAAGGTTTGCAACGCCCTTGACTGCCGACCAAACGCCACGGAAAGCCGCCCCCAATGTCTGAATAACTCCACGCAAAAGAAGGCTCTCATTGTACCAGTCGATGAAGTAGTTGATGGTGTTGAACAAACCCTTCATTATCTGGACGAGAATCTTCGTACCGAACATCTTGCCCTTCTCGATCATCTCCTCGAATCCGTGCTGGCTCATATCGAACATTGACGAAAGGTAGCTGTTCAGTTCCTTGTGTAGCTTGATGTTCTCCAGCTGTGTTTCTCCCCACTCTCCAGTCTGCTTCTTCACTTCGTCCAGGCTGGTGCTCATCGTGTCTAGCTGCTCGATAAGCTGAATACCTGCTTGTGCTCCCTGCTTACCGAAGACGTTTTTCAGAACATCGCCCACCTGCTTGCTGTCTGCTCCAAAGTCTTTCATCTTCTTGCTGACCTCTTGGATAACATCGAAGGTGCTCTTCGTTCCGTTGGCAAGGTCTTGCTGCACCTGCTTGCTGGAAATGCCGATAGCGTCAAGGCTTGCTGCCGTGCCGCTGCTCATTTCTCGAATTTTCTTGCTCGCCATATCGATGATGTCGAGACCCTTGTCGCTGAAGATGCCGCTTCGGGTCTGCTGGATGATAGCCACCATCTGGTCTGCCGAGATACCAGCATCGTGGAAGGTAGGCGCATATTGCTGTATCTTGTTGAGCATATCGCCCGATAGGTCTGCACCGCTCGCAAAGCCATCGTTGATAACTTTCATCGCTTCTTCTCCCGATAGGTGGTAGTTCGACATGAGGTTGTCAGCCGTTGCCAGCACGTCATTAAAATCCTTTCCCATCGTGTCCGCTGTGGCTGCGATGCTGTTCCTCATTGTTTCCAGTGCTTCGCCAGTGTAGCCAGTGAACTCCCTTGTCAGTCGTGTGGCTTCCATGATGCCCTTGTTGTAATCAAACCACCACTTGAATGCCATTCCTGCGCCTGCAACTCCTGCCAACCCCAGGAATACTGGGTTCGTTGCCAATCCTATAAGAGTTGAGCCAAAAGCCTTGACGTTCGGGATGATGTCCTTGACGTTCTTTCCGAGGTTCACTACGGTGTTTGAAAAGCTGTTGATGCCTTCGCCAACACCTCCACCTCCACCCATAGGAACTACGTGCTGAAGGTCTGCTGCAAGGTCGAGCATTGAGTTGTAGTAATTGCCTACATTACGGTAGTATCGCTGTGTCTGTTCCTCTGCCAGTTTCAGCTTTTCCGTTATCTCGTTTATATGCTTGGCTAGTGCCTGCCCCTTCGCTCCCTCACGTTCTGCCTTCGACATTTCATCGTACTTCTTGGTTGCATTGGAAAGCTGGGCACGCAACTGCTTCAAGCTGCCCTCCTGCTCGTTCTCTGTGCGCACGTTGTTCTGGATCTCCTTCTGCAAGGCACGCACGTTGTACTGGTACTCCTTGATGGTTGCGTTGATGGCTTCCGTCTGCACCTTCATTTCGTTGGTCGTGATGGTCTTGTCTTTTTCCTGCTGCTGCAAGTCCTTGATGGATTGCTTGAGCTGGTCTATCTTCTCCTTGTATCTGATGATGCCATAGATTGCATCCTCGTACTTGACCTTGATGTCAAGTATCTGCTGTTTGTCTTCACTTACCATAGTTTTTTGTCTTTTAGTTGTTCAACTCTATCATTGTAACCTCGCAGTATCCGCTGCTTGTGGTCTTGACTTCAAGAACAGCAAAATACGCTCCGTACTGCGCAAGGTACACTGGCTTCGTTTCATCAAAGTTCAGTATCTCCAAATCCGAAAGGTTGAAACGCTCCGTTATCTGGTGTGGGTTCGCCACCGTCTTTCTCAACTTTTTCAACTTGTTGTCGAAGATGTCCTGAAGGTCGATATTGAAAGCCAATTCCGCATAGCCAGCATTGTTCGTCAGGTTCACTATTCGTTCTTTACATGCCTTGTATTTCGTTGCGACTTGTCTGGTTATCGTTGTTCCGCTGCTGCCAAAGTGACTTTGCGCACTCTCCCACTCGTATATCGGTATGCGGTTTCCGTCAGTGGCTGCGAATGGCAGCGTGCAAACGTCCTGCGTATATTCCAGCGTCTTGTTGTCTATCTCCATATCCGCATCGTGCTGCTGATATACGGTGTCGTCTTCCTTCCACTTGTAGATATTGTGCTGGCAGTAGTCCTCTACGCTGAAATCGGTCTGCCTTGGATGGTTGCAGGCTTCGCTTGGTATGAGCTTCTTCGTCCAGTCCACCGCTTGCGCCTTGGCTTCCCATAGGCTCACGATGTCTGCAAAAGTAAGTGTTCCACCGATAAACCGCTGGCTTGGAAACGTTGATGTCAGAATGCATATACACTTCAAGAAATCCGTTACCTTTATGTCGGGCAGGTTCTTGCCGATAGGGAAATTACCTCCGTAGGGTACTTCATCGCTCTGCTTGATGCTTGCAGACAAGCGTCCGTTGTAGCACTTCAATCCCATTAATCTCTGGTTTTTAGGGTGTTTCATCTCAAAGGTTACGATGTCGCCCTCTTCAAGATCAATTTCCCCTCGTCCTGCTACAAGGTGTATAAATCTGCCGTTTACCTTATTCGATTCATAATCAGTCACATATTTTCCAGACGATTCATCCTGCTGCAACCCTGCAATGTATAGAGTTTCTGTTTCGTTTCCATCATTATTTCGATGTTTAACCTTCATCTCGATGTAATTCGGTGGATATGAGTAGTATGCCTGCAACTCAGTACTCCCATCACCGAAGCTCCATGATTTGTGTCCGCTGGGATTTACTTTCGATGCGTCCCACGACCAGTTCATCTGAACATCGAAAATCATCGTGCAGGCAATCTTTACATTCAGCTGACTGTATCTGTGCCCAATCTCAAGCCCATCGAATACCTCCGATAGACTTGTTAGCTGGAAATCGAGAATACCGAGGTTCTCTGTTTGGAAGAAACTGCCCTCTAAGCTGCCTACAACCGTCTGCGCATCTGCCTTCCTTGTAATCAATGGGACAGCAAGCCCCTTGATGGTTTCTTTCGCTCGATTGCTCCATCCGAATGCAACCCCGGTCTGTGCCGTGATGAGGTCTATGATATATTGCACCGTCACGACTGGTTGGACTGTTCCCTTGTCAGTATAACCAAAAGAGCCTCCACCAAATGAACCGCTCGAAGAAGTCTGTACTTCCCTGCTGCTGGCTCTCGCCCGGCTCTCAGTCTCGCTCTTAACAAGAATAGTCGTGCCAGTGCTGTATTCCTTGATTGCGTTTATGACAAGCCACTCTGCCGTGGCTGGTGCTTGCAGGTCCACATCGATAGGCATACTCTCGCTTGTGTACTTCACGCTGTACGCTCCGCTCGAATGCACTTGGGATAACTTACCGTCCGAGAGATAATAAGCCGCCACACCCGTGTTTAACGCCATATTTATCATCTTATCTACCGAAGGCTTAATATATATTAGAATACCGGAAGGTTTACTCTTTACCACGTTGAACTCTGTTTCTCCGGCTGCAACATCATACGTTCCCCATGGTGTTGTCTCTCCGGTCTCCTTGTTCAGTGCTCCGTATTCGACAGAGCCTGCCTTCTCTGCTCGAACCCTGATGGATATTGTCTCCATGGCCACGCTCGTTTCGATATTTGCGATGCACGCTCCTGCACTCACGAACGTTCCGAGCAGAGGATCTGGAGCTGGTAGTAACGGATAGGTCTCTACTTCTGTCTTCCCGGCATCATCGGCAAGGCTAAGAACGTTCTTGTTGGTGTCGAGTATTGCCCAGGTTCGATAGTCTCCCTTTCCCAACACTTTGCTGATGGTGGCTCTCATTCCAGCCTCGAAAGGTATGATTGCACACTGGTATGTCTCATCGGTCAAAACCTCGCCCGATACATACTTTCCGACCTCTGTTCCTGTTCTTATCTTACCGCCAACGAGTGAATATGTCGTGTTGCTGTTTCCTCCCACGTTTCGGTCGTATCCCTGCCACTCCTCGCTTGATGTCTTAACCACTGCCGTTTCGTATCTTCCGTAGAATACTCCCTCCGATATTGCCTTCTCGTAGGTGTAGGGGCTGTTGTTTTTGGTGAACCGCAGATACTTCGTGCAGTTCAACTCGTTCAGCTTCAAATCGGACGATTGCAGCGTTGCCAATGCTTGAAACAATCCCCAATAAATCGAAATTTCGATAGTTTCCTTGACGCTCAGGACGCTTGCCCTTCCGTTGCGGATAATCTCCAGTCCGTTACGGAAATAACGTGCTGTGTGTAAAATATAGGGGTATTTGCTGCTTGTGCTCGGTTTCCCTGCAAACTCCAGCACCGCCATATTGTGTGCTGTCTTGGGAAGGTTGATGGTGTATGTCGTGTTGGCGGTCATTTTCGTGATGTCACGGAAAAGGTTGCTCTTGATGTCGAGCGTGATTGCCGTTTCTTCGCTCATATCCATCAAGATGCCATCGATGTAAAGTTGCTGGTCTGTCATAGCTGCTGAATCTGTGTATTGTTAATAACCAGGTTGCAGACGAAATCCTGCAACTCTGCCGTTGTCTTGGTGTACGTTCCTGCCTTGATTGTCACACTCTGCCACTTGTCGCCACCGAGGTACATATCCACGACTGGGCTGCTTGCCAAGTCTTGAAGAAAATCGAACGTCTCGCTGTCCACAAGCGGTGCGCAAATCGGTATGGTGTCCTCCCTGCCGTAGCCCTGCCTTCTGCCGTTCGCTCCGAGGTAGCCGAATATTGTATCGTCATACTCTCCGAGGTTGTTGCGCATGAAGTTGGTGTCGCTGCTTATCGCCCTGCTCTCATCGCCTTGCGTGAATAGCCAGTAGCGATAAAAACCTTGCCGATCAACCCAACGCAGATAGATACCCTTCTCCGTGTTATCGGTCTTGATGGCTGCCAGTTCCGTATACTTGCTGCTGGTCTTTAGATAGAACGTAAAATCGAAGGTCGTGTCGAAAGTCGCCTGCTGTATCTTCCCATTATAGTCCTTGATGGAGTAAGACTTCGCTCCTTCCTTTAGAACCTTACTTGTAATCTCGAAAATGCCCTGCTCTGCGATGTCTATGTGCTTATTCGTAACCCTTCCGTCCTCATACACAAGAAGGCTGGTTTCTTCGCTGATGTATAGTCCAAACGAGAATGGAAAGTTCGTGAACCATGTCAGCCTCTTGCTTGTGTTCCACGTCTCTCCTGCCCTCATCGCTCCCCAAACGTAAAAGGTCGTATAACTGAATGTCGCAAGGTCGCTCCCCTCGCTATTCTTGACCTTCACGGAAATATCGAACACTGCCCCGAGGTTACTCTTTTGGCTCTCCCTGCTGTAGTCGAGGTTTCCGAAGCTTATTCCATCGAAGAGTGCCTGCACGTATTCCCGATAGTCCATGATGCAATTATCTGCAAACGCTTCCACGCTGTACGTGTACGTCTTGGTTTCCCTGCTGATGGTTGCCTCGATGCTCGCAACACCCGAGCCGCTCGCCTTGATGATGCAGGGAAGGAAAGCGAAGCCTACAGCGTCCGCATACTTAATCGTAATGCCGTTTTTCTCTGTCTGTCTCATACCGTCTCATTGTTTAGTTTGATACTTCCCACCGACTGATGGATTAAGAAAATAAGTCTCTGCCCTAACCGCTTCATCGTATCGGGCACAACGTTGCTGTACACGTCAGCCCTGCCGCCAGTCCGGTGCAGCTTAGACCCCTTGCTGGCGATGGTGTGGGCGATTGCCCCTGCCATACTCATATCGCCACGCTCTTGCGGTGTGTACTTGTGCGGTCGCTGGGTCTTGTAGGGGATAGGTGTGCCGTGCAGTCCCTTGTCCTTCATCCACTGGCGGATGATGCCACGGAAGCCGTATGGTATCTTTCCTGCCCTTCGTCCGGTCTCCAGTACTCCGAATGGCTTGTGTCCCCATAGGATGGTCTCATCCTCGCTGGGCTGCTCCACCTTTAGGCTCGATATGGTGCGCCCCGATGCGTTCTGTCCATTGATACGTATGTGGTTGATGATAAGCTGCCTTGCTCTCTCCACTTCCTCACGCATGATGATCGATGCCGCCTTTGGGTCGAATTGAATACCTCCCTTGCTCATACCTCACACCCTCCTATGCTCTGTGTAAGTTGCAGGGAGTACATTACGCCCGAAACGATCGTGCTCAGCCGCTCGATGATGGTCTCGTAGTATTGCTGCCCTTCCAATGGCTCGAACTGGTGCGACTTGTTGATGGCTCGTATCATCCTCGCCCCTGCCAGCTTCATTCGGTCGATGCACTCTCCGTTGTCTTCTCCTTCCGCTCCCCTCGGTACGGTGTCGAGATAAGCCAGGGCAACGTTCACGGTGTCGTAAACCCTGCCGTTTCGTATCTCTGTCGTACCACTGGCTGGGATGATGCAAACGATGGCTGGATAGTTCAGTTTCTCCAGCTTGGTGTCCGCAGTGTCCCAGTCCTCGAATAGGTAGGTGTAGTCCGGTAGCGTGTCTGCTGCCAACTGCTTCAATGTTTCTCTGATTGTTGCCATAATTATCTGGATTTACGTTCCATCTCCTCTGCCTGCAACTTCTGCAGGTTCCGCTCGTACACGCTTCTCTTGTTGTCCATTTCCATGCACTTGTAGATGCGAAGCCATGGTGTCTTCAACACTTGGTCGTGGTCGCTGATGCCCATCCTTACCGCATACCAGTCCAGCATGCCGAATAGTCCGAACCGCAGGGTATCGATGCCTGCCTCCTTCTCCTGTCTCGTTGGCTTCGCTGTGTCGGTGCTCTCGAAGAGCTTGTTGATGCGCTCCACCTCTGATGTTACCCAGCCGATGAGCATAACGACATCAACAGCCCTGGCCTGCTCCACTTCCTTGTGGCTCAGACCGAGGACGGTTGTCACTATCTGATACAGACTTTCTTCGCTGTCGGATAGCTGGGAAAGGTCTATAAGCTGCCCGATGGATAGCTGGTTGAGATTGTCGGGCACTTGTTTCTCCCCGACAAAAGCTGGTCGTGGCTGCTTGCCGATTTTATAGCTGGTGTGCCTTGCCACTGCCAGCCAATACTTGAATGTAGTGTTCTTATCCATACGCTTTATAATTTTGTCGTAGTTATTGTCTCAATACGTGCGCCTTAGCCGTTCCGTGGCTCGCTACGGATAGTTTCTTCAAGGCCACGTATCGTATTGCGTCTATGCCGTGATTAAATGCGTCTATAGGCTGGTTCGTGGTCTCTCCATCCCTTGACTTCTTCCACTTGTATTGCTGCATGTTCCCGATGATGCCGTGGCTGCGTCTGGTTATGTTGATGCGGAAACGCTTCAAGATGTCGATGCCGTTGTTGATACTGTCCTTGCCCTTGGTGCTGCCGATTATCCACAGACCTTGGTTGTGTATCTCCTGAATGCTCTTTGGCTCTGCCGAATCTGCAACGATGAGGTCTCGTTTCGTCCGTCCGTTTTCCTTGCATCGGTCTGCGATGTCTTGGTTCGTCAGTCCGGGCTGATAGATTTCCTCGTCCACCCACAACTCTCCGTGCGCCAATATGAGGTGCTCCAGTGCCGTTGGGTCATTGGTAAATCCGAAGTCCAACCCCCAGCAATCCATCTTCCACTCCTCCCTTGGTGGCAGCTTGTCAACGATGCCCCAGTTAGTGAAGATAAGCCCGGTTATCTTTCCAGTCAGTCCACGCGCATATACTCGCCACAGTTCGGGGTCGTCAATCTCTTCAATCTTCTTGTGCTCCTGCTCAGTAAGGAATCGGTTGTTTCGGTGGTCGCTTAGTATCAAACGGCAGTCATCCCTGCCGATGATGTTGTTGTGTACCCAGAACCTTGCACTTGGGTTGTAGTCAATGAACACCTGCTTTCGGGTTCGGATGGCAAGCTGCCAAAATACTTCGTAGGGCACACCGTTCGCTTCGTTCACGAACAGGTAGTCACGCTTTCCGTTCTTCGCATCCTGCGCATCTTGATAACTCTTGAACTCGATGATAGAGCCGTTCTTACCTCGGTAGCTACTGTCGCTCTTGTTGTTCTTGAACCAGTCCAGCAACTCTGCCCTTGTGTGCAGGATTGTGTCCAGGTCTCGCATGGCTCCCACCTTCAAGTTCGGGAGGTCTTGACCGCACACCGTGATAATTGCCATGGGGTGTTCGAAGGAAAGCACTATAAGACGCTGCATAATGGTGTATGTCTTCCCCGATGACGTGCCTCCTTGGTTCACGAGAAACCTTGGCTTCACGTCCGCATTCGGGGCATACAACTCACCAATAACGTCAAATAGTGCCATTCTTTCAAACAATAAAACTTAAAACAAAATTATGGTAAAATTAATCTTTATCCAATCCCTCACGCTCGATTACTTCCTGCTCGCTGGATGCGCACTGGTGTCCCGAGTTGACGTAGCGCACCTCGATGCCGCCTTGGAATCCTGCGTTCAAGTCGAGCACGACCTTATCAAGTCCGAGAAGTTTGCAAATCTGCGTCTCAGCCTTGATGATGATGTCGAGGTAGCGTGGTTCTCCGAATCCTCGCTTCTCAGCATCGTACATTATCGCCTTGACGGTCTCCATCGTTACCTGCCCAGTTTCTGGGTTCTCGCTTGGAAGTCCCTGCTGGGTCGATGTCTTCTCGTGGTAGTCTTCCTTGGATTTCTCCCACGCATCCCAGGCTTCACGTATTACCAGCTTCAACCTCGCCACCTCGCTGGTTATCTTTTCGTCCGTGTCGGTCAGTCGCTCTTCCCTCCACTCCTTCAATAGCCGCTGTATGTCGCAGTGCGCTTGATTGTATTTCGGTCTGTCGAGCCGTTTCCTCACCTCTGCCGTGATTTCTCGCTCCGTCCATCCCCTTCGGTATAATGGTGCGATAATCTGCAGGCGGTTCTCGATGTCGATGCGCTGCGCTCTTAGTTTATTGTTGTTACCTTGTGGCATAGTGATTCCTTGATTAAAATTTCGCTCCATTGTACTTGTACACGATGTTTCCCTCGCTGTCTCGTTCGTCAGCTGGTACCATTGCCCCTTCGAACATCTTGTATGGAGAGTGCGCTGCCTGCGGATTGTTCCAGCACCACTTCATGTAGTCGGCTGCGCTCATCGTGTAATACTTCGAAGCCTTCTCACGTGTTCCTAGGTTCATCGCCTTCTCCAGTTTCGCCCTCAAAAGGTTCTCTGCATCCAGCTTGATGTCGCTCCACCTCACGTACCCTTTGCGCTTGCAAATGTTCAGTGCTTCGCACATCTGCCCCCTGCTGTAGTTCCACGTTGGTGGAAGTCCGCAACAACTTCCGTTGTGGCAAAGTTCCTTGAAGTGTGCGTCCGATACGTAAAAGCGCATTCCCAGCTGGTCGCACAGTTCCTTCATATTCCTGAAGAATGGTTCTTTAACCTTTCGGTTCAGTCTCAGATATCCAGACTGCACGCTGTACTTCTTGTAGAATGCGAGAATGTCGAAACCTGCCATCTTGCTGATGGTAGGCAATAATTCCCTCAATGTCGGGCTTCTCGTCTCGAGACAAAAGAATTCGGTGCTCAAGGCTGTAGCCCCTCTGTTGAATGCTTCCTTGATAAGGTCGAGGTACGTTGGCGTGCTCACTCCGATGATGAAGGGTCTCAGTCTCAGCGTTGCCCCTCCTGCCCCTGCATTGGCGATGCGCTCGATGGCTTCCAGTCTCGCTTGTGGGCTTTCCACCCCTCGCTCTATTACTCGAGCCTTCTCTTCATCGCTGGTGATGATTGAGAACTTGAAGTTCCAGTTCTTCTGCCCTCTGATCAAGTCCATGTATCTCTCATCCTTGGTGAACCATGCTCCCTTGGTCGAGAAGCAAAGCGGATAGTCTATATCCTTGAAGAAACGCAAAAGCTCCAGTGTCGTTCCGTACTTCCGCTCGAAATTGTCGAACTGGTCGCTCATACTTCCCCACTGCATAACCTTTCGAGCCTTGATGTATGGCGCAAAGTCTCCACCGTGCTTGTCTGGGTCAATGAACATTCGCTTGATGCGCTCAACGCTCACGTCCTTAACCTGCTTGTGCAGGTACTCGTTCTTCTTGCTGCCAATCCCTCGCTGGTTCTGAGCAAAGCAATACATACAGCCGAAGCTGCAATTACTGTAAGTATCAAAGGCCATCGGCATTGAGCAATCGGGGAACTCGTATGTTATTCTTGGCGTATTGCCGTAATGTTCTGCCATATCCTTATGAATTTATTTTGTTGATGATAAAGTCTGCGATTTGGTCGGGTGTCTGCTTCGTGGTGTCTATCGCTACAACGTCACACCCCGCAGTTTGCCATTTCTTTGCCGAGTGTGCCGATTCCCGCTGTCCTCGGATAATATCCTTGCTCAACGTTCCGTTCGACCGTTCTGCGAGCCTTTTCTGGATTTCTTCCAGTGGTGCGTATAAGAATATTACAATCTGTCTGTCCGCATTGAACATTGCGTGCGTCAAGTTCGGACCCCAGCATTTAAGTCTCATCCCCTCGCAAATAATGCAGTCGGTGCTTTCCAGTGCCTTCTTCACGATGTCACGCAGTATGGTCGTACCGTTCAGATTGTCAACACCTCCGTACTTAACATCGTATCGCCCTGCAAATGCAACTCCATCTCTGGTGCTGCTTATTCCGTGCGAATAGCTTTCGATTCCACCAAAGCTTTCTATTAGCTTTCGTGCAACGGTGCTCTTTCCGCTGGCGTTGGTTCCAATGATAAAAACACAAGTCTTTCTCATATTCGAGTTATTTTTATTAAATTTCGTCTCTGCCGGATTGAATTGTTCCGAGCGGATAGTTTATCCATTTCAAACGTTTCTACGACTTAAACGCGAAATTTCCGACTATTCGGGTTTTTCTTTGAGTTCGTCCACATCAAAGTTTCGCTTGTCGATTGCGTCAAGTCCAAGCATATCTGCCACGGCTTGTGCGTCCTCGCTGCGATATACGATGATGATGCGCTGTTCCTCGTCCGATGGCGGTTCGTAGGTCGTTGTTTCCTGCTGGATTTCCCAGGGGTTCAATCCCCATCGCTGCATATCGTCCACGTCAAACGCTCCCTTCAACTTCTCTTCGTCCCAGCTGCCAAAGTAAACATTATCCTTGATGATGAACTCGTCCGTCTCTTCCTCGGATAGGCTGTCAGCAAAAACGACCTCGACTTGTGGGTCTGCCTTCCACTTCTCCCAGCCGCTGCAAAGCTGCTGCTTCTCTCCATCGGTCAGTTTCACGGCTACGGCTTCAATCGCTCCCTTGATTGCTTCGTCTTCCATCTGTTCGATGTTGAGCAGGGCACGGAAGCGCATATTACCTCCGAGGATAACTCGGTTTTCATTGCAGACGATTGGTCTCATCTGCAACATCTTCGGAAACGTCAGAATGCTTTCAACGAGCTTCTGCATCTGCTGTGGCTCTATGGTGCGTGGGTTGTCTTGGTTCTCCACAAGGTCGTGCAGGTTGATGCTATCGTTTCTATTCTTCTCCATGGTCTTCCTCCTTTCCTTCTTCTTTTCTTGGTTTCAGTTCGTCAAAGTTCCAGACGATGCGGTCGATATGATCAACTCCCAGCAACTTGGCAAGGAATGGCTCATCGGCTGGCTTGTAGTGAATGATTACGTTCTCCCTTGGCAGAACGCCATCGCCCATTATCGTTGGCAAATCGTCAGGAGTCAAGTCTTGCCCTTCGATTTCGGGAGGTAGCTCCCCTGCGAATGGGTCGCCCTCTTGGTTGTCCTTGTCTTTCTTCTTGCACTTGCTGGTGCTGCTGGCTTCCGCTGGTGCTGGGTTCCAGACTGGCATACCCCAGTTCTGAAGCTGTTTACTATCCCATCGGTTCGCCAGGTCGTTGAAGTCCCAGTTGCCGAAGGATAGGTTGTCTTTGATCATGAACTCCTGCTTCTGTGCTTCCGTCAAGTCGGATGCGCTCACCACGGTAACTGTAGGCTGCTGCTGCCATCCCTTCCAGTACTCCATCAATGCGGATTGTTCCTCATCGGAAAGACGTTGCTCTGCATCAAGTTTCCGCTGGATGCTTGTCTCGTCCATCGTGACAATGTGCTGCAAGGCTTTCAGTCTCATGTTTCCACCCAGTGCGTGGAAAGTCTCATCAACAACAATCGGGCGTAGGGTCAGCATTCGTGGGAACACGATGATGCTCTGCACCAGCTTCTGAAAGTTCGCTTGACTTATCTCCCTTGGGTTCGCTTCGTTCTCGCTGACCCTCGATAGTGCGATTTCTTCTGTTTTCATATTCTTCTTGTTTTAAGTTCGAAATTCATGCTTATCTGATAAACATTGGCACAAAGATACGACTTTTTCGCTTTGGTTGTTCGTTCTTCGCACGATTTTAACTTTTATCAACTCTTCGTTTTTCTCATCCATCAAAGGCTCTGATGGTCTTCTGCAGGGTTGTCTGTGGCTTCTTTGGCTTGACCTTGACCTTGTATCCGGCACACACCCATGCCAGTAGAAGTGCGTCTCTCTGGTCTTGGTTCATTCTCGGCATCTTTCCGTCTGAACTCATGAAGTAGGCGATTTCGTCTTGGGTTATTTTCCCGTCCTTGCCCTTCCAGCACTTCTTTAAAGGTTTGATTATCTCGTAGGGTATATTGTAATGCTTGCAGCACTCAACGATGAGAATTCCGGTCTGATGGTTCATTCCGGTAGAGCGTCCGATTGCTGCTGCCTTGACTGCACTCATGAACCGATTAAGCACATGCCAGTTGCTTTTGTTGAGCCAGCCGCCTTCAATAACGACCTTGACCTTCTTGCGACAATTCTCGTTCATAGCCTTGAGGTAATCTATCAAAGCCGGGAACTCCATCTTGTAGGCTAAGAATGTCTTGTCATCGTAAACTGCACCGACACCGCTTTCGTTGTTATCTGGGTCGATGCCTATTATAACTGTTCCTTTTTCCATTTCGTTTTACTTTTGTTTTATTTTTGATTTTCTTTTTTTTTGTTATTTTCTTGAAATTTTCGTTCTAAGACATTGTTTCTGTGTCTGTGGGTAGTTGTTCGGGTTGCGGAATCCTACGTGCGTGTGTGCGCTTGTGTGCGCTTGCGCGTTAGCTCCCTACTATTCCTATCCTCTACCCTATAGTCCCTTCTCCTTTCATCGTCTTGCTGGCTCGAAACAGAAAAATCGAGGGAGTGCCTGTCGATTTGCAAATAGATGAATATCTTATATCGGAACGAGTTTATTACGCAAACACTCCCTCTTTGAATCTGTTACTTCATGTTCCACCTCGCTTTCTCCTTTCCTCGGCACACCGAGCGAGCACCTTGTACAGCTCCCTGTCGGACTTCTTACGGAATATCATGCAGAGCGATTCGGGTCTCTCACGCTTGCGTGCCCTTGCCCTCATCCTTTCCCTGTAAACTTTCTGGTACTCCTTCTGATAAGCCTGTATCTTCTCCTTGTGCTCTTGGTAGTACTGCTTCCAGTACGACTTGTTCTTGTCGTAGCTGTGCTTGTTGTACTTCTTCTTTCTTTCCATTGCATTCCTTGATATTTTGATGTTCTACATATTGCTTGCGTGCCGGGCAGTATATGCCATTTATGCAGTTTCGCCCGGCATCGCAAGCCTTGCACAGTTCGCTCGCCATACGTCCTATAATGGTAGGTTCTCGTCGCAGTCAGTAAAGGCGATGTTCTCGTTCCCCTCGAATGGGATGCATTGGGAGACGGTTGCTACTCTTCCGCTTTGGATAGGCAAGACTTTAAATCTAAAAATTACTTCCTCTCCAAGGTCACGAACAAAGAAGGCTGGCTGCCACTTGCTTCTCTCTTCATTCCTAACCAGAACCTTGTCGAAAGGCTTGAAGTCTGGCTGCGCCATCGCTTTCTTCTCTTTCTCCTGCCAGATTGAGTAATGCTTGCTGAACAGTTCAACTTCATTCTCTGTCGCTTCTCGCAGTTCCTCATGTAAGCTGATTCTCAGGTCGAAGGCTTGGTCGGTCACGAAATTCTCGTTCTCGATTTCATACTGGTTGCCGAATCTCAGCGTGTCCTCGCTCTCGTACTTGCCGATGAGCTCACCGATAACGGTTACATTGCCATCCTCGTCTTTCTCATCAAAAACGTAGAGTTTGCCGATTTCAAACGCTGGCTTCTCAATCTCCAGAGTTTCACGGTTCAACTTTCCACCGAGTCTCTCTTCAACGAATCGGATATATCCTGCTGGATCATCGCTCTTGACCCAATCGACTGTTCGGAAAGTCGCAGAACGGTTTGGATTAAGTACTTCTTTCTCCTTGACAAATCTTCCGAGAAAGCGTGTCTTCGTCTCATCCTCGTATTTATCGAATGTGCAGGTTCCTTGTAATTTCTCATCGCCTACAAACTCCAGCACGTCTCCCTTCTTGAAGAACTTGCTCCAGTCTCTCATTCCCTTTGATGGGAAAAGCAGGACTTCTCCTCCCTTCATCCATTTGCCGTGCTTGTCGAATGAGTACTCTCCGTTCTTATCCTCAGTCCAGATTGCTTCCATTTTCTCCTTGTCTGCTGCAACTGAAGTGAACTCAACATTTCCGCACATTGGCGTGTAAAGTGGGGTGCCATCTGGCATGCCCTTCAAAATCTCATAAATATCAATATCTTTCTGTTCCATAATCTGAATGTTTTTTATTGTTTGTTACTCTTGTTTCTTTTGTCTGTTACAGCTTGACGTGTCCCAGTTTCTTGTAAAGTTCCACCAGCTCCAGGGTATTGAGCCAGAAGTCGGTGTTGCCAACGTATACGTGATAGCGGTGGCTGTCTGTGATGATTTCTATCTTCTTCATATTCTCTTCTTTTTATTATATTTTTCGCTATTTAAAAAGTTCCTGCTGTGGATGAATGATGTCTGCCCTCTTCTTCTTTGCTGCCCAGAGAAGGAGGTTGGCGTTCTTGGTTCCAGCATTCTTCTCGAGGTCTCTGATGATGCAGGTCAAAGCGTCTTGAACCGCTTCTTTCTCATTACCGTAGAAGATGTTGACAGCGTCATATCTACTCGGGTAGCCTGCCGGACTGTCGTATCCGTCCTTTCCCTTCTGAATGCTGTAGCCCCATATCCAGCCGAACTGGGTCTTGGCGGTCATTACCTTCCATCCCCAGTTGTCTGCATCCTCTACGGAATACTCGATTACGTTCGGATTGGTGCACTCATCAATGATGTTGTACTTGAAGCCTTCATGCTCTGCAACTGGCTTCTTGATGTCATAGTGGTTATCGGTCAGCCATTTGAGCCAATCGTCCGATGTCTTGAATACGAGCCCTGCGGCTCTGCATTCGTGGAAAAATAACTCATTCATGGCTCTCGATTTTTTCGAAGTGTACGTCCTTGCGGTCTTCCCTTTCGTGATTCAGACAAGCAAGGTTTCTACACATAATTCCTTCTTTCTTATTGTTCAAGATGCACTCGTAGCAATTTTCGTCAGATAAGTCTATATCCTCAACCACCTTGCAATTTGTGCCTTCGATGCAGATTATCGCTCCTATCGGGTAATCTGTTTTGAAACAATCGTTGCTCACAATGCTTACTTCTTTCTGTTCTGCCATAATTCTTTCGTTTTAAGCGTTTAAAATCTGTTTGCCTTATAATTTACCGCCCGAAGCGTAAAAACGGCTCAGAACGGCTAATTTTACCCTCATTCGTTATTTTTCGGGCTTCCAGTCGATGCCCAGCCGCTGCAGAACTCCCTGCTCATAGAATCTCTCCAGTGAATCCTTTGCTGGTTTGTTCCTTGGATTCTTCTTCAAGTCGTCCAGGTTCTGCTGTATTACCCATCGGAACTTGTCGTCTTGGCTCTGCTGAGGTGCTGGCTGCTGGTGCTTGGCTTGCTCGTAGCGTTCCCCGATGCTCGGTCTTGCCGTTGCCGTTGGATCTTGTGCCTTGGCTGCTGCCTGCGGCTGCTGGCTTCCTGCTGGCTGCCCGTTGTCGTAGTTGCCTTCAAGAACCTTAGGGAAATTGGAAGGGCACATCATCCAGTCGAAGCTGGCAACCCATCCCTTTCCGTTCTTGCCGTTCATGAAGTCGCTTGCCATTGCCTTGTCGATTGCCTTATAGACCATCTGAACGTCCCCTCCGTATTCCCTTATCCTTGAACGGACGTTACCCTTGCGCTGGTCGCTCATCAAGGTCAACCTTCGCATTACGCTGCCCGACTGGTCACGCTTGGTGTTCCAGTATTCCTTGATAGCCGCAAAATCAATCTTGATGCATCGTTTGACTGGGTCAACTTTCGGATTTTCCGAAATTGACAAACCTTCTTTAGAAGGTGTATTATTATCTGTTTCTTTAGAAACATCACTATCACTATCACTATCACTATCACTATCACTTAGGTGCAGAACGTGGTCATTCGTGCTCTTTCGTAAACGAGCGTTTACGTTCGTACACGATTGTGCACGTTCGTGGTCGTTCGTGCTCTTTCGTGCTTCTCGCTTTCGTGCTTCTCGCTCCAAGGCAATTTGTCGGTTCTTCTCGCATCGTGCTTGGTACTTACCTTGGTTTCGGTCTATCTTATCTTTGATGAAGACGAAAGCCATACGTACAACTGGCTCTAGGTTGATAACCTCGCCATCCCTTGCGTAGATGAAGAGTGCCCGGGTCAGTTGACCGAGTTGCTCATCCGTCAGCCCCTCGATTAATTGATAGTCTGAAGTGTATAGTATAAATGAATCGTTCATGATTTTATTCTGATAATGATAGTTTCTTTTCAAGCTTCCGTTTGAGCACGGTGGCCATACGGATTTTGTTCCGCTGGCTTGTGTCGGTCGGAGCTGTCACTTCCCCACCTAGGGAAATATAATTCTCCAGTTGGGAAATTATATTCCTTAGGTCGGTTTTTGATATAGGAACGTTAGCCATAAGCCCTGCCTTTACATGATGAGTAATCTCCGTGCTCCCTGCACCTGCTTGATGTAGGCAGCGCATTCCTCGGGATGGTCTGTCTGAAAAGCCTTTGCATCGAACTTCTCGCTTGCCTTCGGTGCTTTCCACGTTGCCAGCGTCTTGCCGTTTCCGTCCACGATACTTTCTGCGTCCCCGAAGAACAGCTTCAAGTTGTCCTCGATTTCATTCTGTCGGTTCTCCAGTGCCTTGCCCTTCTCCTTGATATCCTTCAACTCGATGAGCATATCCCCGATTTCGGCTGTGGCTTCAATCTCCTTTCCTGCCTTGTGCAGTGGCGACTTCAATAGAACATCTTGTGCGCTATAGGCAGGTGGCTCTTGGTTGCCCACGATGTAGTCAAGCCAGAACTTGGTTATCTCGTCCCTCATCCATCCGTAAAATTCGGGGTCAAAGTCGATGTCTCTGTATCCGAACTCCCTGCCTGCTGTAAGCCAGGCCAGTGCTCCGTCCTTGTATTCTCCCACTCCGAGGTTCATCTGAAGCTGGCAGAACCAATGCTTCGGAAGGTCGTCTGCATCTATCTGCATCTGCGTGGTCTTGCACTCGAGGATGCTCTTGCTCGCTTCGTTGTGCCGTTGCCCAACTCTCCAGAATGTGCGGTCAGGAGATACACGCAAATACGGTGCATCGGTGTTCGTGATGGTGTAGTCGTCCGTGCTCGCCTTGATGATGTGGCAGTGGCTCTCTCGCTTGAAGAACTGCGCCACTGCATCCTCCAGCAGGTGTCCTGCAATCATCGCAAAGTTCTCAACCTTTGGTGGGTCGACGCCCTTCTTGCGTCTCCACAACTGGTATGGCGTTTCCCATGGGTTAAGTCCCAGTACCGTGCCTGCTTCACTTGCTCCTATTCCGTTCGAGCGGTTCTGCAACCACTCCTCTCTGCTTTTGTACTTGATTATCTGTTTCATTGTCTGAATGTTTTTATTTATCCATTAAGAATTTTCTTGCTGCTTTAATAACGATATCGCGAATGAATTTATCCCTTTGCATTGATTGAGCAATTCCGTCTGCGAGGTAACTGGCTTTACCGTGGTAAGCAATATGAAAATCGAATCTTTGGTCTCCGTTTTCGTCTGGATCTCCAATCGTCTCAAGTGCAATCTGCAGATAGTTTCTTTCTTCCCCGTCTTCCTCAGCCCATGCCTTAAAACCATCTGCGGTTCTGCTGAAGTACTTGTCGATAGTGCTCTCGTGTCTCTTATTGTTTTGTTTTTCTGCCATAATTTTTTACGCTTATAAAGTTCTACATCGGATTGTTTGTCTTGAGCTGTAATCTGCCATCCTTCTTTGATGCAGATTCTACTGGCATGTGCCACGTTGATCCAGCCTTGCCTGCTGGCATAACAACCTCTACATAAACGTCTCCTTTGAGACCTTTAATTGCTTCTCTTAATTGTTTTACTGTCATATTACTGAATGTTTAAAAGTTGCCACGGCTTCCCTTTGTCTCGATGGGACCCCACCCCATAGGTTGCACCGTGGCGGTTCGGGCAAACGTTATAACTTTATAAACTACTTTTTCGCTGCTGTGCCAGTCTTGCCTTGGCTGCGGCTCATTGCCTGCTGCGCCTTATTCTTGGCATCATCGGCTGCTGCCTGCGCCTGCTTTGCGATGGCTTCCTGCTGCTTAGGCTTCTTGAAGGTCTCCTCTACGGTGGTCGTGCCTTCCTTGATAGCGTTGTACACACCGCCCAGCTTCTGAATGTCCTCTGCCGTGACTTCCTCGGCTGATTTTCTTCCCAGGTAATCCAGCAGCATAAGGTCTGTTACCTGATAGACTTGGAAGCAGGCTACGCAGCTTTTCCACTGGCTCTTGACGCCAGTCTGCTTGATGTGCTCGAGAGCCTTCGCCTGCACCTCCTTGACTACGCTTGAGATCAATACCTGAGGCACGACCTTGCAGATTGCGTTACGCTGTGCGATTGCCACAGCTGCATTGCCGACTACCACCTGCATGTCCTGCGAGAAGGCGTACCCCTTCGATGTCAGAATGCTGCGCTTCACTTCCACCGAGTAGGCAACGTTGCTCTCGAGGTCATGGCAGACGCCCTGCGCTGTGATGGTCTTTCCATCGTTGGCGATGATGCGGCCAGCGATGCGCAGGTTCTTCCAGCAGGCAGAAATGATTTCCGTGAATCTCACGCTGGGACCCTCGATAACAGAAATCTGTCCGTCCTTACCCTTGCGCTCCAGGTGGTAGAAGCAGTTGTATGCTACGTCATCGTCCATCGCTGCCAGGGCAACCATGTTCTGCTTGCATTGTGCAATGTCTCTCGGAAACTTGTGCGCTGTGGCAATCTGTCCGTCAATCTCAGAGCGGTTGATAGCTTCCAGCATTTCTCCACCGCTTACTTGGATAATTTCATTTTCCATAATTCGTTCTTTTTACTGTTCAACTTATTTTCATTAACTATCGTGGAAGGCTGGGGATTCGAACCCCAGTTGACTGCCAAAACTTACCCCCCCCTTGCCAGCTGCCGAGGGATGCCCTTCCGTTGCAGGGCGCACGCTGTCTGTTTCCGCATATTATATCGCATGAATTAGATAACCTTTGAAATGAGCTTTGCGTGCGCCCTTTGCCCTGCCGCTACAGGGATTTAAGTGTCAAATAATTGTTATAACTATCATTTATGAAGCCTAAACAAGTTGAGCCATAAGAGTGTCGAGCCTGCTTTCGTTGAAAGCGTCCATCACGTCTTGGTCTGCGTACTGGCTGTTCTCCTCCAACCAGTCGTCCATCACGTCTTGATAGTTAACGCAGCCCTCGATGGCTTCCTCCAGACACTCGCTTTCGTTGTTGCTATTCTTGTGCGTCACGACAGCTACGTTCCCAGTTCTGTCGCACCATACGCAGATGTCGCCTGCCTTGGTCTTGATGTCTGTCCGTGCAACCGCTGGTTGCTGTGGCTCACGGTCTATCTCCATCCAGATGGCTTCGTACATCTTCTTCCTGCACTCCTCGATAATTCCTGGTCTCATAATGCTAAATATTTCTTTTAATCACGACATTCCATTTATCTTCCGGGAAAATCTGACGGATTGTTTCGATGCATTTGTTAAGCTCATCGAGTGAACAAAACGCATCCACCATGTCGCCTTCATCGTAAAATTCCCATCTTTTAGTGTCTGCCACTTCCTCTTTTGAAAGAGGTCTAACTACACTCGCTTTTAAACTCTTGAACTCGTTAGGAACTTCTATACCGCCCAAGTATCCTGCTACAATTTTGTTTCCGTTTCTGTTTTCCACGAAAATACTAATAGAGCAATAGTAATGCTGTGCCCCACCACAATAACCGATATAAGAAGTTATGAAAAACTCCACATCACGCTTTCCGTTCGTATATCCTCCTACTGTAGTATATTGCACACCATCCAAACAGAAGGAGAAGCCTTCTCCAATCGTGTTAGGAATAGGAGCTTCCATTTCCGTAATATCGGCTCCACGTTCCACTTGTATCATTTCTTTCCAGCTCATAGCCTTATTGTCTGTTTAAATAGTTGAATAATGTCAGACGTGCATCCGCAAGCGTCTGCTTGTTGAACTCGCTCATCGGGAGTACCGGTATTCCGTCCAGTGACAGACAAAGCATATTGTCGAACTCCCTAACCTGGATGCGTCTTTCAGCTTCCTTCATAGTTGCCAGTCGCTTGCTCTCCTTTCGCTCCTGCTCCCACTTGGCGGTCAGCTGCTTCGCTTTTACGTATGCCTTCATCATAGGGCAACCCTCCACGCTCTCTTGATTTCTGCGCCCTCGATAACCTTGCGGTTGTCGATTCTGCGAAACTTGACCTTCATCTTACCAGCCTGCAACCATCTGCGCAGGGTGTTGCGATGGATGCCCAGTACCTTGCAGGTCTCTGTCATTGTGTATCTGCCTGCATCAGCTACCTTTGGTTCTTCGTTCGTCATACTAAGCCCTCCAAAAGATTAAAGTTACTAACATGGTGACAAATACCAGGGATAATACTTCGTCACTTGTGATAATCTCGATAAACTTCTTCATACGCTCTGAATGTTTAAATGGTTCGACTTGATTACTTGCGCACTGCACGTCTCTTCTTTGGTGTAATCACTCCAGCCTTGATAAGGCATACACGCACGTTCTGCTGGGTGCAACCAACATGCTGCGAAACTGCAAGCATTATTCTACTGTCCGATGTCTCGGCAGGTGCCTTTGCTCGGAAATCTGCAAACATCGCTATGATGTTCTTCTTTCGTTCGTCCTGCTGCTTCTGCAACGGTGTTCGAAAATCGTAATTGAAATTTTCTCCCATTTTATTTGTATTTTAAATTATTTTCTTTATCTTTGCAAATGAGCTTTTAAACTCGTTTTTGAAATCGTTTGCAAAAATAAAACAAATATTTTAGATTACAAAACATTTAGTAGTTATTTTAATTTTAATTTAATATTATTTAATTTTGTTTTGACATGAACGGAGAAGAACT